GAAAAACCTCCTGGCTCGCGCCCGCAATCTCCTCAACCTTGGCAGCGCGTCGGCTCTGGGCGATAACATCGTCCCCGGCCAAACGCCCTACTAAGTAAGGAGTAGGGAAAGTGAGCAAACAACGTGATGTTGTGCGTGAGTGCGCGAAGCACTTGTGCGTCTCTATGGATACACCTCGTAGTCTGGCCGTCTTTATGTTGCTTGACGCCCATGAGGATCTCCAGGTCGCGACGCTTGGGATCAATGCGCTTGACTACGCTGAATCAGACCTCCAAAAGTTTCGAGATGATTACTTGGTGACTGAGTACCTGTCGAAGTACACAGGCCTCAACACCAAGCTCGACCTCGAGGAAGTCGCTCTCTCTTCTTTCAGGGAAGGAGAGGCTATCTGCGCCCGCTCTAACCAACGCCTCTGCTCGAATGACCCTAACTGGGTACGCTTTGAGGCAGCTATATCTGCTGCCCAGCGTTTTATACATTCAGCAGTCGGCGCCAAGCCAAAGTGGGCTAAACTGCAAGATAGATTCAAATGGGGGAAGGGTGCAACGTCGACCCTCAAGGGGCGCGACGTTCGCATCGACAACAAACTCCGTGAGGAGCGTATTTCCGTCACACAGGGGGCCCTCCCGTATATACGGGCGGCTATGGCAACTGACTACGCGTGGTTGAAAGCGCGCGGCCTAGATGCCTCGGGACCCACATCCCTCCTCCATCGAGAGTTTAACCTCGTGGAGGGGAACCGTGTGGTTTTGGTTGATAAAAACGCGAAGACGAAAAGAACTATCGCAGCCGAGCCGACAGGGAATCTCTTCCTGCAGCTCGGAATTGGGTCGTTCTTCCGTCAATGCCTCCTTCGCGTCGGTGTTGATCTGACAAGTCAGATGACGAATCAGGTGCTAGCCGGTGCAGCTTTGGACCTTGGTCTTGCGACCGTGGACCTGAAGAATGCATCAAACACCATATGCAGGGAACTAGTTTGGTTGCTGTTCCCCGAGCCTTGGGCGCAGATGTTAGATAACCTGAGCTCACCGTTCAGTCTCATGCCAGATGGGTCCACTACCCGACTCGAGATGTTTTCGAGCATGGGGAATGGCTATACCTTCGAAATGGAGACCCTTATTTTTTGGGGTCTCTGTAGAGGGCTGGCAGAAGTTAGCGGTTATGGCGGTGCACTGGTTTCGGTATACGGCGATGACATCATTCTCCCCGCACGACTTGTCGACGACCTATCCGAG